ATCTACTTCTACTGCTTCTGGCAGTTCTTGGACTGGCTCTGCTTCAGGATCTGATTCCTCTTCTGCTACTAGCTTAGTATCTACGTCCGCTACAACCTCCAGCACAGACGCTTCTTCGGATCCAGGGGTGTCTTGTAAAGGCTCGATATCTAGATCGATAGTATCGTCTGATATGACTTCGTCTGACTCTTTAGCTTCTGGAGTATTAAAGTCCACTTCTGCGTTAGTGGCTATGATCTGATCTATCTGTGCTAATGTTAGGCCTGTGCGCTTTGCAGCTTCTTCTGCCTTTATAACTCTGATCGTGTTGCGCTCCTCATCCCACGCATATAACAATTTACCTTTAGATAGTCCTATCTCAAGTTTTCCGTTAAGAACTGCTTCCTCATGAAGATTCTTTAAGTCTTGCGCGTTGCTGATTAGTTTATAAAAGTATTTACTCATTAGGCACCTCCAATTTTCTTGTAAGCTCGTCTATTTTAGCTTTTATCGTTTTTTCTTGAGTTTTATAAGTATTATATTGTGTTTCTTGATCTGGTGTTAACTGGCCACCTAAATCGTGAATATCTTGAGCTGTTGCAATAACATCTGAGTATTTCTTGATTAGCTCATCAAGTTTCTTGCTCCACGCCTTGATTTCTGCTTTTATTTTTCTTCGTTCTTTTGCTGGCAGTAGGCTCTTTACTGTCTCACCTACAACTCTTCCTTTCGCAAAAATTCCAGGCACCGCTGCTATTCCTAGAGCGGCCACGTAAAGCTCAAGGTTTTGACCTATTACTGCTAGTTCCTGAACAAATGCTGACAGTATTCCTAATATTAATAATATTACCGTTAATACTAGTGATAGGCTTTTAACCCACCCGCTGTTTTTAAAAAAATCTTTCACCTTTTTTCCTCNCTTCTTAATTAGGTTTTTTGTGGTTCTTATAGTTTTTAATATAAATTCACCCCTGCGCTTCGGGTTGTGTGCCTGATCTACTATTGAGGCTGGTTGGCTTAGTTTTTCTACATCTAATTTCCTGTTAGTTAGTAGCTTCCATATCGCTATAACCATTAATACTGCAGCGAGTATGTAGTATAACATCTGCAGCCATTCAAGATCAAGCCATGCCATGGTTTCACCCAGCCCGGCAAAGATGAATGTTAAAATTAACTCTACCCTTTTCTTAAGTTCTACCATTTGTTAGACCCCCTATGATGTTTTTAAAGGTAGTAGCTACCCATTTTATGAAATTGCCCCACGGATCTAGTCCTAGTACAAATTGCGCTATGATAAAAGCCCCTATCACTAAGATGAAGATTGACAGTACTGCTGCCCAGTAATTTCTAGGCTCAAAGATAAATGCGCCTATTTTTTGGATGGTTACTAAGATCCATTCTATAAATCTATAAATTAAATAAATAAATGTTGCAAAAAGTACTATATAATATAACACCCTTAACACTTTTGGCAGCTTATTGCCTATTCGGTAGGCTAGNCTTGTNGGAACTGCCGCCTCTTTAATGTCTGGCAATGTCTCACGTCTCCTCTCTCAATGAGCGTAGAAGATAACTAAGTTGTAGATATCTCTTTTATTAATCTATCTATTGTGTCTATTTCAATTTGTTTTCGCTCTAAGAGATTACTATATCGCGCTGTGATGCCTGATAGAAGCTGTTTGCGATATTGGTTTACTTGGTCTTCTACTGCTCTTGTTTCTGCTGCTTGTTGTTGTTCTAGTTGAGCCTTTTCTTCTTGTAGTTGTCTTTTGTGTTCTTCTAATTGAAGTTTCATCGTTTAATCTCCTTTCTATTTAGCTTATAAAGATTATAGCCTACTGTCATTAGCAAGACCGTTAGTATTAACCCACCCATGATACCTAGATAAGTTAAAATTATTTTATAGGCTATTATCATTTCAGAACACTCTGTGATATACGCTATTATCATTTCAGAACCCCCTGTGTGCTGTCGGATTTATAAATTTGTGTGAATAATTCTTTTTTAAATCCTAGCTTGATCTTTCGTGTAAGATGTCCCTTACTGAATGTCATCATCCTTTCTGAGATAGGCAGATCTTTAAATGCGCCGTTTTTATCGTACACCCTTACTAAGTTTATGAGTTGTAGCTTTGATAGATCTAAGGGTCTTTTTTGGTCTGTTAAGATGATGTTTTCATTCCATCTGTTTGATACTAAGTGATAAACTGCATCTATCTGTGCTTTTGCCAGCGTTTCATTTTCAAATATCTTTGTCTGCACTGGGTAGAGCGTTAGGCGTTCTGGAGCATTGCCTTCATAAATGTTATTGTCTGCTCCTAGCGAGTACACTTTAGTTGCTATAGTATCCGGTCTAGGTATGATCCTTACCCCACCTTTTTTGTAATATTCCACCTGATCTGACCATACTTGAACATAAGTGTAAAGCCCACAATCTTGTCCGTTTGAATCCTGCCATGATACTTTAAGTCCTGCTTCTAATTCGTAGTCCTTTACGTTAAACTTTTCTTCTATTTGTTCTAGTGTGGGTTCTGTGATTGGGCAACTGTATTGGGTATATCCCTCACATGTGTATATACCATAGATTTCATACCATCCCGTCGATGGATCTATGTAATAATACACATACATAAACTCGTTTGTGGTGCTGCAGGNNTGACCTGCTGCTGGTGGGTAGTTTATGGGTTGNCCTGGGTAGTTGATTATTACGGGTATTATTTTGTCTGGTGGATAATCTTTGGTGTCTGGATGTTCCACGACCTCTCCTAGAATAGTTGTTCCCGAGGNNANAGGTATTCTTACTTCGTGCTTAACTTCTAGTGCGTTGTATTGGTCCGCAGTAATCGCTTTAAAGTGTACGCCCTTCGCTAACCTTATAACATGATCTTTTGAATAGCCCTCTAAAGGAGGAAGCTCTTCAGCCATAAGCGTTGATTTGTTTTCTGATGCTGCTGTGTCCCAAGCTATCTTGTCTACTGCTGTCCATTCCGTGTCCGCTTCATAAATTGTTTGAAACTTTATAGTTGCCACCACTCTGTTAGTTTTTATGTCGTTTAACGTTTTTTCATGTTCGAAGTCATCTAGTCTGATTTCTTCTGGCGTGCTGGTCTGCTTTCTAAATGTGAACACTAGCATGTTACGCGCGTAATCATATCTCTTGTCTATCACGTAGTTGTAATACGAAAGATATACTTTTAAGAATGCTTGAGCGTTTACTATGATATATTGTCCTTCGTAGTTTGCTATATGTTTAGTGTCGATTTCATCTTGTGGAAAGTTAAACTCATATAATAGTTGTCGTGAATTAATCTTTACCTGATTGGTGGCCTTTTCAAAAATTTTGAACAACCTAAAGTCGCTATCTCCATCGCTGTAGTCTAATAATATATCAGTGTTTAAAACTGTTCTAAAATCCCCTATATTGAATTTAACTATTCCGTTGTCAAACTTCCAATTTTTAATAAATCCCGCATAGATTTGATTTTCCTTATCATCCCTAATTTCGAACATAAAAGGATCATCTAAGTCTTGGTCTATCGCTCCTGTTATTGAACCGTTATCATCCTCATAAGCTCTTAGGGTTATATCAAAGTTTTCAAGTTTAACTATCCCACTTGGCGTTACTGTGAGAATAGAATCATCTGATATTAGTTGCCAGTAGTATTCAAATTCTGAGTATTCTACTTCTTTAAGTTTATAAACTATATCGGAGCAGGCACATTCTGTGCCTACAAGATCTAATGTGGTATTAGTTGGTGGGCATTCTCTACAAGGCTTTCTAATGGCCACAAACTCCCAAGTGTAAGATATGGCAGGTTGGCCTGCTTCACATCGGTATAGGGGGTATCTAATGTTGCCTGTACCATCATCCATTCCGAATGGTCCTGCTTCTATTGCTCCTACTACTTGACAAGGGGCATTTTCTATTGCACTCCCTGGAGTTGATGAGTAGGTACCTAATGCCACCCACCGGTTTGTTGAGCCTGATGTTATTTGCTTACCCGTCCAGATAGATCCGTCTTGCGATGTAACGTGTACGCCTACATCGTCTGCTGTAGCGGGTCTGTTTGGTGGGACCGCGGGGTTAGGTGTAATAACTTCCCACATGCGTTTAGTTTTGATAACTGTTCTGAGAGATGACCTCCAAATAGAGTTATGTGTTCCTCTTGCTATCTGCCCATAGTTTTCAGCGCTTGCAGGTATGCTAGGTGGTTGTGGTTGGACAGGTAACTTATCTCGTGAATAAATTATTGCGTGATACATTAGTCGATCACCCACTCTTTCCACTCAACCATAATTGGTTGATCTGAGGTTATCTTGTATTCCCCTTTTGGAATTACAGGAAATGTGTTTTTAGTTTTATCTATCTCGTTGTACGCTTGATTACCATTTCTTTTCACTTCTTTATACTCTGCATCTATAACAAATTCATCAGTTGCTTGTAATGGGCTGAGTATAGTTATTGTCTGCTTGAAGTCTGTTGGTTCTGAATACGCCACCGGTATATATGGGTTTATGAAAGGTGTTGCTTCTGTTCCTTTTTCCCACTGAACTCTAAATGAGACATCTAATTCTCCTAATATTTGATAAGTTTCAATTTGAAAAAGTGATATATATAGGGGTGTTTTATTATTATAATCTCTTGTGGGTGTTATAGATACTTGATAAGCATAACCGCCAGTTCCAAAAATAATTTCTCCGGAAGAAAATATCACATGTTTAGTTTTCCAGATTTGCATATGATATTCCCCAGTAGGGCGAGTTCCCATACTGTATCTAAATATCCCTGTCAAGTAGCCAAATATTCTATATTCTGCTGTGTTAACGTTATATGTTAGTGTTCCACCATTTTGTCTATGTAATACATATGTTCCATCACCTGAGTATTCTTTACCTGCAAGAAGCAATGGAATCTCATTTCTTGTTGGTAATGCTTCTGCTATTTGCACTTTAACTCTATAATCTTCAAAAGTTCCATCAAATAAAAAACCATAAGATAGAGACCCCTGATGCTGATACATAACTTTGCTTTGTTCCCCTACTTCTGACCCTTCCAATTCTGCTACTAGCTTACTATTGTCAAAGTCGTAGCATAAAAATCGTAGCGACGCATTATGCTTGTTTTCAGTCAGGTTAATTCTTGTAATAGATATGAATTTATCCGTCAGTTCTGGTATAGTTATTGGGTACCATCCCCCTGTACCGGTTCCATTAAAAATAAATGTATTAGTTGCTTTTTCATACCTAATGGAGATCCCCTCTAATTTTTCCACCATGTCGTCTAGGTTGATTTTGTTTACTCCCTCTACTTTTATTTCTGGAGTTACTCTTACTTCTCCTGTTAATGTAATTTTTGGTAGTATGTTCTCATAATAGTCGTTCTTGATAATTATTGATTTGCCCTCTTCTTTTTTGTATCTATAAAATGGTGTAAGCCTATCGAATGTAAATGTTTCTTCTAGTACTCCGAAGTTGGTTTTATTCGTTTTGGTTGCTTCTACGAGTGCCACATCTGTGTAGATCATCTCTTTTAATGCTTTATAGCCTAGCACTAGTCCTTCCGGTCCGTGCTGCCTTATAAAACTCATCAAGTCGTTATATAAAGCGTATGCGTTTTTTCCTCCGACACCGAATACTATCTTAAGTGTGATTGGTTGAAAGTTGTTAGCAGTGTTGATGAGGTAGTTTCGTACTCTGGTGTTTAATATAATGTTATCGCGTCTATTACCTAGCCCTGTTGAATTGTCTATTGCTAATATACCCCCTGAATTTAAGTCAAAGGATACAGTGCGGTCTTTGTTGAATAGTTTAAATTGCCTCATGTTCTACCTCCTTACATCTGTTCTGCTAACTTAAGATTGATCTGTCTTACCATTTCGTCTATATCCACATTTTCTGCGTAGTTCTCGACTACGACTTGGATGTTGATGTCTTTGTTTGAGTAGTCGTTGTTTGTGATGATGGTTGGCGCTGGTGTTTGAGGCGCTTGGCTTATGACGTCTTGCGGTCTCACAGCTTCTCTTACGCTGCTGCTATTAGCTTCTGATACTGTCGTGCTGGTTATATTAGCACTTAGGCTTACTTGATCGAGCTCGCCTATTGTAAAGCCTATATACTGGCTTAGTTTATTGATTTGTCTGATAATGCTGTTTACAAAGCTTATAACTGAATTTACAGCTTTCTCGATAAACTTGACTGTTCCTTCTACTATTTTTGGTATAACTCCGAATACTGAAGAAAATACTCCCCCTAAAACCTCAATTATAGGCACTAGTATTGCGCTTATTATGCTGGCAAGTTTAGATATTGCTCCTGTTATTATCTCTATAATTGGCGTTATTATTTTGAGTATTGGTAGCAGTATTATGTTAAGCAGATCTAGTAGTGGTTTCAAGATTGCTGAGATCATGTCTATCACGGGAATTAACAACTCCCCTAGTAGATTAATTATTGGCATAAACGCTTTTAATAAGTCTCCCACTATTTTTCCTAGTTGCGATAGTATTGGTGCTAGCGCGCTTCCTATGGTTGATACTAGGTTGTTGATCGACTCTCTGAACTCTTCATTTGTTGCGTAAAGCGTTGTTAGCAATGCTACAATTACACCTATTATAGCTATGATCGGGTGAGCTGCTAGTGCTGATAATGCTTTACCTATTCCTGATATGTTTTTAATAAGTCCGCCTATCCCCGATGTTAGCTTTCCTGCTATAAGTAGCACAGGTGCTAGTGCTGCAACCACTCCCAGTGTCCCCATGATTAGATTTTTCTGCGTGTCCGAAAGCCCGGTGAACCATTCGGTTAGGCCTCGTACTGCTGGAATTATTTTGTCTTTTACAAAAGATGCCACCGTTTGCATGACTGGTATTAGTGCTACACTCACTTGATCTTTTAATGCTCCTAGTGCTGTCCTAATTCTTAATAGCTCATCATCAAACTCAGCTAATGCTGTTATNTGNTCTTCTGTCATGTAGCCTAGTGCTTCAAACTCTTCTGTTAACTGTCTTAATCCTTCAGCGCCCCCGTTTAGCATTGGGATGATTTTAGCGCCCATTCTACTACCGAAGATCTCGTTGGCTAGATATGCTCTTTGCGTTGCATCAGGTATCTGTGCTAATCTACTTAACATAACTTCGTAGTTAGCATCCATTCCTTTTGCGGCTTCTTCTGCTGTAAAGCCTAATGCCTTTAACGCTTCGGCTCCTGGGCCTGTCCCGTCTACTACTAAATTTGAGAATGCTTGCTGCGTTTTAATCAGTGAATTTTGTAGCGTCGCTTGGTCTAGACCTTGTTGGGCTGCGATGTATTGCCACTTTTGAAGTGCTTCTGCACTTAGGTTGACTTCTTGCTTCAAGTCATCTAGTGTTGCTGCTGTATCTTTAGTGTTTTTAAACATTGCGCCTAGTCCGGTTACGACTCCTGCCGCTGCAGCACTAAATGGTGTTAGGACTTTACCTGCTTTACTAATGCCAGCACCTACATCTTCGAATTGTTTTGCTAAGTTTTGGATTCTAATGTTATTTATTTCTTCTAGCCTATTTTTCAGTATTGCTGCTTGGTTTTCAGTCTTAATTAGTTCAGTTTGAAGTTTTTTGAACTGTGCTGATTGAGTATCAGCGCCTGTTTCTTCTAGATACTTCAACTGGTCGCGCAGGGCCTGTGCTTTCATCTCAGTATCTGATATTGCTTTCTGCGCTAATCTTTGCGCTTCTGCAAACCTTCCCGCATCAAACTCAAGTTCAAGTCCTTTTTGTAGTTCGTTAACTTGCTTGTTTGTTTCTCTGATGGAGCGGTCGACTGCCTTCATCTCTTTATTAAATTGTTTAGTGTCGGCTCCGACCGTTATCGTTAGCCCTTTAAATGAAGTTGACATGACTAACCTCCTTTTCTAAAGAATGTAGCGATTTGTTCCGGTGTTAATGTTTGAACTTCCACCCCGCGCTTACTCAAACGATCTCGTTCCTTTTGTCGCAAGTAGTCTTTTACGGTTTGGATGTCGTATTCGATTACTAAAGCAAGTAGGTCTGTGTAATTTAAGCGCTCCATTAATTCATATGGTATCTTATATGTGATACATTTTTTAATTAGTATAAATATAAAGGGCGTGTTAGCCGCTTGGTTGGGTTCGTTACTAGCTATTCGCCGATTCAAGTCAGAAAGCAGCTTAACACGCTCCATTAGTTTTTTGTGGCGGATTTCCCTACCTGTTCTAGTACTACCCTTATTTTCTCTAAGATTTCCCCTGCTACTTCCATATCAAATAGCCCTAAAAAATCTTTAAATGTTGGAAGTTGCTTTGAATTGATGTAGCAGTATAGCAATTTTAGTAGACTTAATAATTCCACTTTGCTTGGATCGCCACTTTCTAACAAATGCTGTACCCGCTCGGTATATGTTCTTAAGTCGATTCCCCCTAGAGCTTGTCCGAATCCTTGCTCTTCCCATTTTAGATGCGCTTTGAATGACGTGTCGATTTCTACATCAAGTGTGCCTTTTTCTACTATGAGTTCTTGAGTTTCCTCGTTGAACTCTTTTTTAGTTATTATTGGTAGTTTAATGATCATCTTTTAAGTCGACTTCACTTTCGGAATAGGTACTGAATCGCCGAATGTCTCAAAGCCTTCATCTCCTGGGAAGCTTGTCATATAGAATACTTTAATCGTATTACCAAATTCATCGGTATAGTCCTCTTCGCCTAGTTCGTCTTTAAGATTTACGCCTAGAACAGTTAATGGGTAGTCATATGTGTTGATCGTTGGGTTGTCTGTTGTTTGTTCGTATGTTTCTGATGCTTTTCCTGTGGTCACGCCAAACATCCAACGTTTGATAGTCTTGCCTACGCCGTCTTCGATTGCGTCTACTTCAAAATAGATAGCGTGTTTTACCGAGCTTCTTTGCTGAATGTCAGCTAGTCCGCCTTCAATCTCCATCGCGCGTTTCATATCTATTTCATATTCTTTTTCGATGTTAGTTACTGACAACGTTCCTGTCTTACCTTTGTCATCTCCTAAAACTGCCAGGATCTGTCCATCACCATATAGTTTAGTTTCATCGTAGTCAGCTTCTAAGCTGATACTATTTGCGTACGCTAGGTCTTTTGGCGNTCCATAGGTGCCATCGGGTCCTGGCACAGCATACTTCACGTTTTTAACGTTAAACTTAAACATCTTTGTTTTTGCCATGCTATTTTCCTCCTTTTAAGATTTGTATAAATTTCTGATATACCTGTTCTTTGTTTGCTTCAAAAGTTTTAGCTACGAATGGTTTTGCGTGGGGTCCATATTCTAATAAATTTATTAACGGAATGTTACCGTTGTTTTTTGACGGTACTGTCTTTGAGTTACCAATATATCGCACGCCTGTGTATTTAGTTTTAAGTCCCCACTGNTCTTTGAAGTGTTGAGGACCACGACCTACAGGGCTTGCCGCTTTTAGTTTGTCTAGCATTATCTGGCTGGCTTCAGTAAGCGCTCTTTCGATATCTTCTCTGAGTTCTTGCTTATATTCTTTTAGAATTTTCTCGAATTGCTTTTCTAGATTAAGTTCCATATGCGTCATTTCCCGTGATCAATATTGAGTAGTAATCTGTTGATGGATCATAAGTTGGTCCGTACTGCTGGAAGTGCATACCTTTGTCGAGTAAAACTTGCCGATATTCTTTTACAAGTTTTTTAGCTTTATCTACTGTTCTTGAGTGAATGCGTATATTGTATGAACTTAGCCGCACTAGGCTTTTACCGTCGCCTGCGACTAAGTTCTCATCGAATACGTTTTCTTCAAGTACAACATAGATTTGTGGTATCTTACTTTCCTGCTCGTTCATGACGTTCAGATAGATTGGCGCTTTGCTTTTAAGGTGCTTGAATAAGTCCCAAAGCATCGAGTATCGCCTCCCTCATCTCGTTATCTTGTACTTGTCTTATGTTCAGTCTTATGTTAACTAGATTATCTGTTTTTCCCACATTATAAATCTCATAAAGTTTGTCTTGTATAACTGCATATTTTTGATTGTCATACATTCTTGATCGAATGATAACTGAATAATCTAGTTGTACGTTCGCTGTTGCTGCACTCCAGAAGGTTGACATGCCTACATTGGTTCTCTCACCGTGTAGCTTGCGATAATTTATAATACTTAGTGTTCTTTCGCCTGTTAGCTCGTTTTGTACCGTCTCTACATCTAGTAGATTGATTGTGCAGTTAGCTCTCATGATTTGAGCCCTGCCTGTTCTCTTAACTTGTCTACATTTGCTAGGTACATTGGTGATGTGACGTATTTTCCAGCTGACATGTTTAGGTTGTCGTTTGTAAAAATGATAAGGGCGGATAGCACGGTTTTACTATTCAGTATGGCTTCTTCTGGTACTCCTGATCTGATCATGTCTTCAGCACCTGCGAATACTAGCGTCTCGATGAAAGCCCTTGCTTGTTCATCTGTTATGTCATATCCCACTGCGTATGCTATAGTGGGTATGTATTCCTTTAGGCGGAGCTCCATGTCTTTAGTTGGGTCCTTCGTATCTAGGTCTATATATAACTGCACTCTTCTCATCGTTGTTGAAGTGTATGTGGCAAATCGAGGATTTAAGTTATTGTAAAATATGCGCCTTCCTGGGGATGTCGCCGATTCTATGACGACGTCTCCCATTTCAAAATCCACTAACCATGAGGCCCCATGTGTTATATCTTCAGTTACGTGTAGCTCATTTGCGCTTCCCGTGTAACTTAGATATTTACCCTCGTCTGGTCCATTCGCTAGTTTGAATGCGTACGATTCGTTTATGGGCCCTTTAGTCAAGATGAATTTTTGCACTTCCTCACCAGGATTAATAGTTCCTTGGTCTATTAGGACTGGTGTATGCCCGCTGAATTTACCATGACTTGTACTCATCGCTACTGAGTCGAGCTCCNACACNATTATACACATTACCCCACAGTAGATTTCATCTTTTTTAGTTACTTTAGTAAATATCATGCTATCCGCCCCTTATGATTTGTTAATTCTTAATTATGCTATTATCCTGCTTGTGTTCCTTTTTTCTTGATTCGTAAGAAAGCATTAAAGCTTGTTACGTTACCACCAAACATACCAACTGCGCGGTATGCGATTTGTCCCTGGCGGAACTTGAAGTCTGTAGATTTGCTGATTTCGATCGGGCTGAATGCTACTAAGTCGTAGTGACCTAATGCCCCATATACCATTGTGTATTGACCAGGTTCTGCTGTTGCATGAGGTACGATGTGGTTTGAAATTACGTAAGGAATACCATCAATTGTTTGGTTGACGAAGTCTACTTTATACACTGGTTTCTTGTCTGATCCTCTGACCTTTAAGAATTCTTTTAAATCTGCTTTGTTTAGAATTAATACTCCGCGATAAACTTCTTCGTCCCCACCGTAACTTAAGATGATTTCATTTAGTGTATTCTCATCAATTGCTCCGATCTCTAAGTCTTTAGATGTTTCTAATGCTACTACTTTGGCAGGTGGTGCTAAGATACCTGTAATATGTCCTGTGTCGCCATCTCCAAGTAGGATTTCTCTTGCTAGAGTTTTTCTCATTGCAATAGTTAGGTTTCTTTGAATTTCTTGTAGGTAGAATGAAGGTTTTAATTTCTCAAACTCTTCTGACACTTCTGTATACGCTGTAATCTTAGTTTTATTGATTTGAGCATAGCCCCACGTTGGCTCTGTTTCGTATGCGTTAGATCCTTCAGCTGTATATCCTGCTGCCCCATAATCTTTCATGAAGGCTTGAGTATAAGACTCGCCTCCTGGCAGATATTTATAAGTTACTAAGTCTAAGATGTTTGATACTTGATTAAAGGTTGGCTTGATGTTGTTTGCTTGATGATGAGTTGTTAAAGTGTCAAGTGTTGCTAATGTAATAGCTCTGTTTTGTTTTAATGCTCTAATTCTTTGTTCTGCTTCTTCGTCTGCTAATTGAGCAGGGTCTTTTTTATTTAACTCTACTGATATTCCTGCGCGTTTGAACGCTTCCTCATTCATTTGTCTGATTTGTGTCTCTAATTCGTTGCGTTTTTCGATTAATACATCCATTTCATCATTGATTGCTGCTAATCTTTCTACACTTGTGTTCTCTGAACGACTTTCTTCTTCTAAGGCTGATATTTTGTTTAATAGATCTTTTAATTGTTCTTGTAGCTTCATACTATTTTCCTCCTCTTATTCTTTTAATTTTTTCTTCGATTTTAGAACGTAGTTCTCGTTTCTGTCGTTCGACTAAGGCCTCCACCTGTTTAGCTCGAAATGCCTCCACATCGTCGAGCCGTCGAGCATAGATGTTGGTACCGTCATAAGCCGGAACGTTCACAGCCGCGACATCCCATATCTTGCTAATCGACTTCACTCTGAACATGTATTGTTCCTCATCGAATTCTTCATCTTCTATACTAAACGCAAAGCTCATCTTATCGATGTCCCCACGTTTAATAAGCGTAAATAAATCTCTACCTGCAGTTGTATCTGCAAGCTCCGCTCTAATGAACAGTCCTTCATCTCTTATTTCCAGCTGAAGGGTGCCGTTCTTAACTCTTGCCATCGCCATTGTGTGATTGGAATGATTGTACTTGAAGAAGCAGTCAGATATATCAGCATTGTCCAACGCCCCTTTTTCAATAACTTCNTTTACCTCGATGCCGTCATATTCGAATAGAACTGTTGGTTGATCGAATACCACTGCTAAACCTTCCACAATCATCTTTCCTTCATCTTCACTTCGGGTTGCTGCTGTGATGTCAGCCATTCGCACATAATCGCGATGGGTTCTTCTGTCTTTAATTAATTGTTTCTTAGACATCTTCCTCTCCTCCTTCCGCTTCTTCCGCTTCTTCCGATTCTTCTACTATTTCTTCATTTTCTGTTTGTTCTGGTTCTGTTGTGTCTTCTACTCCTTGATACTGATTTTGCTTGTATGCGTCCACATAGTTTAAAGTACTGAATTCCTTCTCTCCATTTTCAGTCACCGGCATTCCTAGTAATCTGTTGATGTCGTTCGGTCTGTAAGTTGGTAGTTTTTGTATCACTTGGGCCACTGCTATTTTAGTTTTAAGGCTTGCAGTATCTAGCTTGTCAAACTCGATAACTATTCTGTTACCGAATGCTAACTCTTTAGATGTGAATATTTTGTAGGTTAGTTCTTGGGCTATCTTGTTAGCGAATGGCTCTATTGATGAGTCGTAATAAGCGTTCCACTCGTCTTCTTTAAAATCTGCTTTTAAGATTTTTTCTGATATCCCCATGTAGTTATATATCTTATTTTCGAATAACTTCATTTCACCTTCATTGGCGTATTTGTTATTCGGTACCACTTGCTTGATGTCGGTCGCAGCGTCTAGATATACTACTCCACTTGAGCCCTTCCCCAGATACGCCTCCGCGAATGCTTTTGCTCTATCTTTTCTTACATCTTCATTTAGTAACGTACTACTTTGAACGATAAATCTGATAAATGCTGATGACTTGATTGCCTGTTCTATACCTTCGTAGTTAGTGCTGATAATGTCTAGCACTTTTTTGATTGCTTTATTTCTCTCTCCGAGAATATTTGGTCCTGCATTTCTAGCAATGTGAACTATGTTTTCCATGCCAGTGTAATAAGTTTCTCCGTTCAATGAAAAACTTAAGTAGACCCCACCCTTATCGTCTGTTTTAATCTCGATTGCGTTTTCTTCGATATCTAAAATCCATAACGCTTTTAATGGTTCCCTATAATTAGAATAGTCCCATTCTAAGAATATAAAGACATTACTTTCTAAGTAGTAAAGGTTTGCTACTCTTTCCCAGAATTGCGCTGCGCTCATTAAAGGGTTTGGTCTAAGCGATAGTAATCTGTTTAGATATTGCTTTGTAGGGTCTTCTGATCTAGATCCATTTCTATAGACGAGTGGTGTAAATTTTGATGCGTGTCTTGCGTGCGCGTTAGCGCAGCTTACGTATACATCGTTTAATGCTGCGTCGTAGTCTGGACTAAATACCGGCATGAATAGGTCTTCAAAGGAGGTTTTAGATGTTCCTTTTTTTAAATCTTTATTACCTTTTAAGGATGCTATGATGCTACTGATGATTCCCATGATCTGCCCTCCTTTTAATTACCCAAATAATAATCTCTGTTAGCGCAGAAGCTTACGTAAGTGTTTAGTATCGCGACCATCCCATCTATTTTTCTATGCCTTTGGTCGTTCACTTTTTTAGGCATGATGTTTCCGTTTCTATCTTGTACCGTTTCAACGTTTGTAAAGCACCATTTTGTGACGTCATTATTTTGATAACACAAGATTTTTTCTTTTAAATCAGTTTCTAATGTCTGCATAGGTACGCTTAATGTTTTAAACCCTTGTGCTGTAGGTATTAGGCACGTGTCTTTTGAGAAGCCCAGCGATGCTAGTTCTTCGATCAGGTAGGTTGCACTCCAAGAGTCATAATTTATGTACTGGTATATCCATCCGTATTTTTTATGATTAGATACAAAGTAATTAGCTATATCGTGATAGTCGATCGCGTTTGTGCCACTTACTCTTACTAGCCCACGTTCGATCCATTGGTCCCATGGCACGTAATTACCCATTTGATCTGGTCGACGTTGGGCGTCTAGGAACTTTTGCGTTACCCAATACATCGTTATCGCTATTGGCCGTTTCTTTTCTCGGTCGAATACCAATGTGTTTACTGCTGTCATATCTGTTGTTCGTGATAAGTCAAACGATCCTAGAACTATTGAATTTTTTGTAAGCCTTATAAGCTCTTCTTCTGTGTAAACTTCTTCGTTGTTAATGTCATCAAAGCTTAACCATGCTCTGTTCTCGACTCCCCTGATGTTAAAGTCTTTAGTTTTAACTGAGTTAGCGAAGTTCATGTCCGCTTTCATTTGCTCGACGTTTTCTCTTAAGCTTTCTACTTTTTTAATGACTCCTAGCCCTGGGTTTGCTTTTACCCACATGTTCTCATCGAACATTTCATCTACGTGATCTAATTCATAAATAAGTGGGAAGAAGCCTGGAGCATCTATGATGCCGTCTAGCACTTTCTCCGCATAATCGTACATGTCATCAAATAATGCCTTACGCACGAAACCTGCAGTTGTGATCATGCTGATTAACCATTCATCACGTGCCGATGTTGCTTGTATTAAGATGTCGTATATGGAGCGAGGTAGCTCATGCACTTCATCTATGATTGCTGCTGAAACATTCAAACCGTCAAACGTTGATACGTTTTTCGATAGTACTTTGTAGTAAGATTTCCCTTTTTTCGTGAAGATAGTTGGGGTAGGAAACACTTTAAATCCTAGATGCTTTGATAGCGATTTGGATTGCTGCAACATAGATTGTGATTCTTCCCAGACCCGTCTTGCTTGATATGACGTAGTTGCTGCAGCATATACTTCAGCTCCTGGTTCAATTAATGTTAGGTATAATCCTAACACCGAGTTTTCGGTGGACTTTCCATTTTTTCGTCCTCTAACGTCGAATATCTGCTTGAACCTGCGCTTGCCTGTTTCCCTTTCTACGATTCCAAAAATCGCCTGATACTTTGCCTTCTGGAATAGCATGAGCTTGATTGGCTTTCCAGCCCATTCGCCTTTTGACTGTTTGCAAAGGGTTTCAGCAAAGTCTATAAAGATTTCGCCTAGCTCTTCGTTAAATTTATAAACTGGATGTGTATCGTTAATTATAGGTTCAATGATGTTTAGGTATAATTTTCTTACCTTTTTTGATACTATTATTTCCCCGGACTTGATTTTATCGATGTACTCTTTTACGTAGTTCATCTATAATGCCTCATCCTTCCGTTTCAGGAGCTTCACTAGTGGATCCTCTTCCTCCACCTTTGTTGGGTTCATTCCCATTCGCGCTCTACCTACAGGTGTTAGGCATAACTGTTCTGATAGCGATGATATGATTTTGCTTTGACGCTCCATAGTTCTTAAGATGCTATCAATCAGTTTCTGCCCGTCCGGATTAGGCGTTGCCACTTGTTGAAGCTTTGCCCACTGCTCCTGTGCTTTTTTATAGATTGCTGTTGCTTCGCAGTACATGATGAGCGCTTGTTGATCTAGGTCCGATAGGATGTCGGCCTCCATTAAGTTGTAAAGTTTCATAATTCTTCGCCATTCTTTTTTAGCTTCCGGAGTTAGGTGTCTTGGGACTTTTAGTATTGTAGAGGTTTTTAACTTTTCCCATGACTTTTCTCTTTCTTGGATTTCTTGGTGGTTCTTTTTATGGCTTTTGTTATCTATAAGTGCTGGAGGTACTGGTTTTCTACCTGTTGCCATGTTAACTCCCTTCTTTGTTTAAATGTAAGAAGTAGTGACATCCTTCAGCACGTCGCTCGTAGTTCGTATTTTCTAATAAACCTAGATAGTTAATGATTCCGGAAGGCGTCAAGTCAAATCCATTGATCCATGCTTCCAATTTTTGTATCTTCTCTGGATCTCTCAAGTTGCTTCGGAATGTGACTGATACTGGTTCTTTTACACCTATCGCATACGCTAGTTGTATTTCTATCCAGCGCAGTCCTTCTTCTGCGAATTTGTAGATAGCGCTTGTCGCCATATGCCGCGCCATGTAGCTCGCGCTTCGGTCCACTTTAGAAGGGTCTTTTCCTGAGAAAGCTCCTCCGCCGACTGGTACATAACCACCATATTGATCACATACGATTTTGCGCCCGGTCAGTCCTGCGTCGGCTTCTGGTCCGCCAATGGTCCAAATGCCTGCTGGGTTGATTAGTAATTTTACGTTTGATTTTATTTCAATGCCGTTTGTTTTCAATAATTCTTGAACGTATTCTTTTACGTACTCAAGTTCGTATCCTTCTTTATGACACACGCTAATCAGAAGTGTGTGAAGTGATTCTTCTGGGTTTGGTGCATCTAAGTCTACTGTTACTTGTACTTTCGCGTCCCCTTTCAGGATCGTGTCTTCGTTGTAGTCTACGTCATCTTCTATAATGCTTATAATTCTGTTTGCTAAGTCGAATCCCCACGGTAGTAGTGACTCTGATTCTATTGTTGCGTATCCGAACATGATTCCTTGATCGCCTGCAGCTACTCCGTCTTCTTGATTTACTGCTTTTGCGATTTCTGGGGATTGTGCTTCTATTAAATTGATAATTTTATCCACTTTATAACCTAGTTTATCTGCTACTTTTCTGACTGCATCTTCAATTATGTTCTTCACATTTACCTGCGAGTGTGCTGTAATTTCTCCAGCGACTACTACGGTTCTTCCCTTCCATAAAGTCTCGCAAGCTACTCTTGCGTCTTTGTCTTCTTTTAATATTGCGTCTAATATCGCATCGCTTATCTGATCGCACGCCTTATCTGGGTGCCATTTACTTACTTGTTCCGTTGAAAATAATCGCATAATAACTCCCTCTTTAGTTTAATTTTTCTGCTGTAAGGCCTGTAAAGTCCTCCCAGCGTTTAATAATCACATCGACATATTTCTCGTCTAGTTCGGCCATGTAGCATCGTCGTTCTAGCTGTTCTGCTACTATAAGCGTTGTTCCTGATCCACCGAATGGATCTAGGACCGCTTCACCTTTTCTGGTGCTGTTTAGCATGTTTCTTGCTATCAGCTTGATTGGTTTCATGGTTGGATGTTCTTCACTTTTTTGTGGCTTATCTACATCGATGACGCTTGTTTGTGTTTCAGCTAGTATCTGCTTTAGCAGTTCTTTAGCTTCACTTGCTTTGAGCTTGTCCACGTCGAATGGTTCTTCAATGACTGTCGCCCATGTTCTGTCATCTATGAAGTAGTGGCTTCCACCTTTTTTCCAACCGTACAGGATAGGTTCATGTTTCCATTGGTAGTCCTGGCGGCCTAATGTGAATACATTTTTGTTCCATATAAGTGTTTGTTTTACTTCCAGTCCGTTTCTTTCTAGTGCTGTTCTGAAATTGATTGTTTCTTTATCAGCGTGGTATACGTAGAACGCCCCACCTGGTTTTAATACGTATGCTGCTGCTTCGAATGCTTTAGTTAGAAATTCTAGGAATTCATCCGATGCCATGTTGTCGTTTAGGATTCTTCGCTTTTCCTTAGCGTTGACGCCGCCATCGTAATCGATATTGTATGGTGGATCTGTGATTAGGCAGTCTGCCATGTCCATATCCATCAGTTTTTCAATTACGTTTATATCTGTTGCATCGCCACATATCAATCTGTGCTTTCCTAGTTTGTATATGTCGCCCCTTTTTGCGTTAGGCTTCTTGGGCAGTTTTATTTCAAACTCATCTTCTACTACATCGTTGATTCCTTTTTGCTTTTCAAATCCGAATATTGATAGGTCCATCTCTATTTCGTTTAGTTCTTGTATTAGAGCCTCGATGTCCCATTCTGCTATTTCAGCTACTTTGTTATCTACAAGTCTGAATGCTTTTACCTGGTCTTCGTTAAGATCGTCTGCGATTATGCAGGGAACCTCTGTAAGTCCTAATTTTCGAGCTGCTAATGCTCTCGTATGACCAGCTATAATTACTAATTTTTTATCGACGATGATTGGTACCTTAAATCCAAATTGTTTTATAGATTCTGCTACAGCTTTTACAGCTTTAGCATTTTTTCTTGGATTATTTTCGTAAGGTATCAATTTGTCTAGGCTTATCATTTCAATTTTCACTATTTCTTTCCTCCTCGAGGCTCCTTTCCGTTTCGTGCCTCTAAGTTGTGCTTTGTTTTTTAAAAATCGGCGTTATATTTTACGGCACTCCGCGCCCGGTGTTTTGATGCCTTTATTTTTCAATTGTGAGGCGGGGGGTGTGCTTAATCATATTCATTTGATATGTTTTGACTATGTTTATTTCGTTTTATCAATCTACCTTGCTCGTCAAACATTACATCATCTCTTACCATTCCTGCACCGCGCTCTGCCATGTGACAGCTTCTGCACAGTAGTATTAAGTTGTCAGGATCTAATGCTAGTTCTGTTTGATAGTTGCTTAGGCTTAAAGGTATGATGTGATGGACTTCTTGTCCTATGCCTCCGCACTTTTGACAGATGCCATTATCTCTATGTTTGATATATGCTCTGACCTGCTTCCATTTCTTTGATTGGTAAAATTGTATCAGTTCTTTTGGTGTTGATTTCAACGTTTGTTTCACCTCTCTAGTTCTAATTCTAGTGAAGTGGTATGTTAGCGGACGAACTAGCCAACATTATCTTTATTCTACTTTTTCGATTGCTGTGCGTATCTCCGCTAACATACACTTTTATTGTATCTCTTTTTTAAAGATTTGTCAACATTTCAACACAATTTTTTCCTCTTTTTCCCTTTTTGCTTTTCTTATTTTGGCTTTGACTGCTTCTATAAGCTCGTCTTGGCTGATCTTTTTACCCATTAGCTTAGCTATCGCATTCTCATCTTCCGTACCTTCTACTACTAAGTGATTAATGATAACTGTTTCTTTTTGCCCCTGCCGATAAAGTCTAGCATTTGCTTGTAGATAATTTTCCAGGCTGTAAGTTAGGCCAAACCACACAATGATGTTGCCTCCTGCTTGTAAGTTTAGTCCGTGACCCATCGATGCTGGATGTGCTAGTAGCAGCTGGATTTTACCTTCATTCCATTCGTCTAAGTCTTCTTTAGTGTTCAGTTCTCTTGGATTTAGTTTTTCAAATCTTGCTTTTAATCTGTCGTAGTCATGTTGGTAGTTGTAAAGTACCAGGATAGGTTTACCTTCGTTTTCTTCTATGATTTCTTCTAAAGCTTCAAGTTTTAAATCGTGAATGTGTACTACTTTTCTTGATTCATCGTACACTGCCCCATTTGCCATTTGCAGCAATTTGTTTGATACGACTCCTGCTGATGTTGCTGTGATCATGTCTTCGTCAATGGTTACCAGATAGTCTCTTTCCATTTTGTCNTATANGGCTTTTNTGCTTGGTGGCATTCTTAGCTTGATGATGTTATCAATTCTTTCAGGCATTTTTAAATGATCCTCTGCTTTTAAGCTAACCGCGATGTCTGCTATCCGCTTATAAATTTCTTTTTCTGCTCCAGGTTTCAGCTTGTAATTAAAGATTATGTTTCTGTTTCTTTGATTTGGTTCGAAGTATTTATTACGATATCTTGTGATACTTGATTCTAATCTTTCGCCCTGATCTAGTAGATATATTTGCGCCCATAAATCCATTAAACTGTTAGGCGCTGGTGTTCCTGTTAAAAGTATCACTCTTTTTGATATTGCTGCTACTTTTCTTAATGCTTTGAACCTTTGGCTTTGATGATTTTTAAAGCTTGATGACTCATCTATTACTAAGGTGTCATATGGCCACTTTTCTTTTCTTTTCAGGTAGTAGTCTATCAGCCATTTTGTGTTTTCTCTGTTTATGATGTAAATGTCTGCCCTTTTTTCTATCGCTTCTTCTCGTTTCTGTCTTGTTCCTATTATTTTTGATATTCTTAAGTTCCTTAAGTGATTCCACTTTTCTATCTCAGCTGGCCATGTCATGTCAGCTACTCGCAGTGGTGCTATAACTAAAACTTTGTTAACTGTGAAGCTATCGTACATTAAATCGTTAAGTGCTGTTAGGGTGCATACCGTTTTTCCTAGCCCCATGTCAAGTATTAAGGCTATCTTTGGTTTCTTCTTGATTTGCTCTATTGTGTATACTTGATAATCATGAGGCCTGAATTCCATGCGATACCTCTTTTATAAAATCATCTACTGCATCTATGCTTCTCACTATTCTCACATCTGCCCCCAGATCTTTTAGTCTTTCGTGTTGGAAATGTTGCAGTGATGCTGTCTTACTATTTTTTGGCCTTTTAAGTTCTATAAAATATACCCGGCCCTTTGGTAGTATAACAAGCCTATCAGGTACTCCATTGTTTCCTGGGGACTCGAACTTATAAGATATGCCTCCTATTCTTTTCACTTCTTTTACCAGATATTTCTCTATTGCCTTTTCTAACACTTCTATGCCTGCCCTCCTCTGCTGTACTTTTTATCGATTTTGGCTGAAACTACATTTACTACATTACTACATTAATTTCCCATTATACGTATATATGCGTATTAGGTATACACTATTATATACTACTCCCCCTAATTGCCTCTTTTTTAAAATTAATAAAACTAATGTAGTAGATGTAGTAAAACTCAATTTGTTTCGATAATATCGGAATAAATTCTACTACATCTTAATGTAGTCAAAAGTAGTCAATGTAGTCAAATACTGACTACATTGTTTTTTGAGATGTAGTTGGAGATGTAGTTAGATGTAGTTAAGTCCTATGTCCCTTTTTTCTTATAACCTCTTTGATTTCCATATCCGCTAAATTTTATTGGGTATCGTATCTTTTCCCAATCTTTTAAAGTATCTAATGCTTCATTGATTTGTCTTGCATCTACGTACTTCATACTCGCTAAATCTTTACCTAACATTTCATTCCACACCTCTGCGGCGCACACCTTATTGCGATAGACCAGTTCTTGGCCCCCGTTCCTAAAGTCATCTGCGGCTTGTACCCACTGACGCTTTTCATACAATGTCATATCATCCCATCCTTCTTTTGGTATCGGTATATCTAGGAATTCCTGGATTAAACCTATATAAGTGTTATGCTGGCTGTGTTCTTCCTGCAATTCGATTGCCCTCTTTTGAACTTCAGGAGGTAATTCCATTATGTTTTCGCCCTGCCTGAAGTAGTACACTGCTTCTGCCCATATCTGGTCTACTATCTCTTGTGTTAGATCATCCCATACCGTTTTAACTCTTTTTTCTGGATCGGTATCAAGTACCCAGAAGCGGCGCCCTCCGGTTGGGTCATTTAAAAACTCCCTATCATTAGTAGTTCCTATAAAAATGCATTGGCGCTTATTTACACTTACGTTTCTTGCGAATGCTCTTCTGTAGATGTCTTCTTGTTTTGATATGTAACTTTTGATTGCTTCCCGTTCGCTCTTTCTTAACGCTGCAAGTTCGCCCATCTCCATGATCCATACACCGTCTAATGCTTCGTAAGCCTCTTTGCCTTTAAGATCTGGAAGGCTGTCAGAAAACCACGGCCCTGCTAGCTTCTTAATAATATAACTCTTACCTATGCCCTGCTTTCCTACAAGTGTCAGCATTTGGTCGAACTTACAGCCTGGGTTAAAAATTCTTGCCACAGCTGCTACTAGGGTTTTTCGTGTGATGGTTCTAGTGTATTCTGAATCTTCACTTCCTAAGTACTCGACGAATAGCTTTTCAAGTCTTTTTACGCCGTCCCATTTTAAGCTGTTTAGGTAGTCCCTCACTGGATGATAGGCGTGTTCTTCTGCGATAAGGTTAAAGGCATCTATCAGTTTCTGTCTGCCCTGAAGTCCATATACTTTTTCGATGTAATGTCTTAGCCCTGCATCGTCAGTATCGCTCCAGAACTCACCGCTTCGTCGCCAAGGAGTGCTTTTGGCCTTTACTTCGATTCTCTGGTTAAAAAGGTTTTTAGCCACCATATTTTTTAAGTTAGGGTCGTTTCTTAAGATGATGAGCATATTGTCTATTGTCTCTGTGTAGCGTCCAGATTTGTCGGTTTCAAGTTTTGTTATCCAATCGTTGTCTGCCTCATCCGTGGCCGCTTCTGTTACGTCACCGAACTCTTGAGCAGCTATCTCTAATCTTTCAAGTCCTATGGTCTTTTTAGTTTCTTCATCGTTTATGATGAGTTCCATCATCTTTTGCCAGCTTGGTAGTTTGTTCACTGGCGTGTCTTCTTTTGCGTCTATGTCTAATTCTCCGAATTTATGTATTCGTACTAGGTCAAAAGCATTACATAGTTGTCCGCTTATAGGGTCTGACGCATGATTTGAGTATGCGAATTTATCGTCATAAACCACAAGGCCCGCTGCTGTTGTTCCCCCTGTGTAAGTGTAGCGTCCTGGTGTTAAGCACTCTACATATACATCCGGTAAGAAGGTTTCTATAGCCTCTTGGATTGTATAGGTCCTGCAAAACGCTCCTATTAGTCCTGGCTTTTCTAGCGGATCTTCTTGCTTGTCCGCTGTTCTTTTTCTTGTTGCAGCAGCTCTGCTTGATTCAGGCCAATATGACGTGTCGCGCCAGTCTTCGTATTGATCTAGTATTTTGTTTGGGTCTAATATTGGGGCATCTATTACTCTATAAAAGTATTCACCGTCTTTGCTGGTTGATGGCCAATACATGAGGCGCGTTGGTTGGTAAGTTGTATCATCGAAGTAGTCCATGCCTATGTTGTCTGCGATCTTTCTTGCTATCGCCTCATAAGCTTCAGCACTTACTGGCTCCTTCAAAGGTATGATTAATCTGTATCGTGGTTTATCCGGTCTGTGCTTGTGTGTTGAGTAGGCCAGCATTGCATAATCTGTGATGAGTTCTATATATTCCCATAGGTCAGGTGTGGCAAAGTCAACGTCTAACGTTATGATGCTTCTGCTTACCACATATCCATTTCGTCTTTTACCTTCTCTTAAATGGCCGCCTACAAAGCCACCTACATCTTTTATTTGATCTTGTTCATCTTTTTTCATCCTAGCATATTGCTCTACTGTTTCATGTGTGTAGTGAGTCTTTGATAGTTTGTCTACTAATTCCTGCCAGGTGATCGTGGTGTTCTTCCACGTAGTTTCTTTTCGGCTTTTTGCCGTAGCTATTTGGAGTTTTAGATCAGGTCCGTATTTTAATGAACTCATACTTCCTCTCCTATCAATTAAATTCTTATTCATATTCGCTGCAGTAGAATGTATCGTAATTTATGATTTTGGCTCTAAAGTTTTTGATTTCATTTTCAGGGTTGTTTGTTTTTTGTGGTACTAAAGGTTCTTTTTCTACTCTTATTAATAAATCTAGTAAGTCGCAGTAACCTTTATTAAAGTGTCGACACACTCTACATCTTTTTTCTGCATCTTTCATCATAACCCTCCTCTCTCAAGATTTTCTCTGTTCTCTTTCTTTAATATTTCACCTCTCTTGCTTCATATCGCACCCCCTAGTATTTTATCAGCTTTCTTCTCAAAAGTCTATTATAGAATAATTTTCAACCCTTTTTAAACATTTTTATCATTCTAGGTTCTCCCTTTCCTCTGGTGACAATTCTATAAAGTGTACTGTGCATTTTTGNCCTGCAAGATAGATGTTATTCCGCAGGCCCTGCCACAGCCTATTAAGCATGTGATCCGTATCATATTTGATTGGGCCTTTTCTTCGATTGATTATGTGAACTGCTTCTGCAAATTCTCTTCTATTCGCATAAACTCCTATACAATCTTCATTCTCTTTATAAACTGCTATAAGATATTTCTTTCGATAGAATGTTTGTTGTTTACTCACACAATTCTCCTACTCCTTTTTAAAGTACTTGTTTTATTAGTCAGTTGATACATCAAAGAATTTTGCAGGTCATCCTTCTTCAACTTCACTTTCCTCATATTCCTCACATTCAATTTCGGTATCAGTTATCCTTGCCTTCCATCTGTCGTTTCCTCTCACACAATGCCCATCCCAGTTGTTTTTACACATTTCGCATTGTTCAGATAACCGCATCCTCACTCCTCGCTTTCCTGACACTCTTTTCTGGCACTCTGGACAGTAATGTTCCCACTCCCCGTCTACTAGTTTCTTTTTCCAGCCTTCTTCGTTCATAAAGTCTATCACATCAGCCCAACTGTCGCATTCTTGCCCTGTTCCGCAATTGTCGCATGTTGCCATGTATTTGTTTTTGTAGATTTTTTCTATCATCTCTATCACTCCTTAGATATGCATACTTTCCATAAACCTCTAATGTTATAAGTCATCCTTCTCATTTAACCATCTCGATTTAAAGCCTTTATAAGTTGCTCCACATAGCGTTTCACCAGGTTCGCATTCATCATCGTGCAAGCAAAAAGTACAGATTTCTTCGCCGCCTTGAACATATCGATAAAAATCTTGTAATATCACATCTATCTTTTTCTTAAGCCTGTCTATCTCCTGTTTTTCTACAATCATCAATCCAGCATCCTCTAACGCCTGAACACGTCCACTAGTAATAATGCCAATCGCTTTCGTTCGTGCATCCATTTCAATCATCTCCTTCCTCATAAAAATTCGTGTATTTATATACTTCATCAAAATATAATTTGTACACTTCTTTTTCTTTCATTTTTTATACTTATGTGCTACTTCCGGTCTAAACATCATAAGCATTTGATAACGCCTTTCGTCAATTATTTTCTTTCTTTGTTCTAGATTCAACATATATTCCTTGTCGAAAGGCAATTCTATTTCCATGTCAAGATAAACCATGCCAAGCATATTTTGAATTGCCTTATATTTTTTAGGTTCGTACATATATAAAGCCTTTAAGTTTTTCTCTAATTGTTTCGAGAAAGGGCAACCAATGCAACCGCTTCGTTCTAAACCATACACTTTATAAACGTCACTAACCTTTATATCAAATATTTCTATGAACTCGTTGACATCGGTGTCGGTCCAGTCAAATATCGGCATCTTATGCCATAATTTGACATTACCGATTTGCTTGGTTGCAGTGCAAGTCTTGTATTGCATTGCTCTCACCCCGCCCTCAAAAACTCTGATACCTGAAAAATAGCCTAAAATATTGTTATCCTTATAGTATTGGTAGAACGGTTGTTTTTTAAGGTAATAACAGCATTTTGAAGCAATTTTATATTCGTGAGCCGGATGCAAGACGTGCATATGTTTGTTGGCTAACCTTTCTCTTGATCCGACTTTACCGCTCAAGATTGATAAAATCGAGTTCTTGTCTATTTCAATGTTTTTCTGCTTGGCCAATTCTAGTAATTCTGGCCTTAACTCATAATAGTTATTATTAATTCTTTTAACCATATTTCCAGAAACAAGTTCTCCTACTGACTTGTGCTGGTGCTGTAACTTTTCTTCTAAATTGCTAGCATCTTTATTCAAATAGTATTCATAAGAGCCATTATTCTGATATAAATTTATGAACTGACTCTTTATCTTGCTTGCGAAGGGCAAGCCATATTCTTTTAAAACTCTACCGAAAGGTTTGGATGGCTTCACTACTTCAACAGGATATTTGTTTTTGTTAAACCATTCCACAAATTCATAGATTGCGTCATATTCCACTTGTGTGTCCGCAAACACAAATGGAATATTTGGTAGATTATATTTCTTTTGGGCCATTAGAATTAATTCTGCTACTACTGTTGAGTCTTTGCCTCCGCTGAATGCAAGACAACATTTTCCGTTTGTTTTATTGTATAAATCCCTTATTCTCCATAAAGCATCTTCAATTTTCAGTTCAAGTTCAATATTCAATGTTAATTCTCCCCTTTTTTATTTTCATAATAATTACACTTAAACTCTTCTATTGCTTTATCAGTTAGCAATAGCGATTTTTTTATATTCGGATATTCTCTATCACTTTCAACCCTGGCCATCATCAATAAATATTTTTCAAGAATAGAACACTTACGATCTTTGTTGTGTTTACAAGATTTGCAAGTCATGGCTGAAACGGTAGATCCTCTTGTTATCTTCATGGTAATTCCCTCCATTCATTTTTTGCGGTGCGGCTTGTGACCTCTGCTGCCGCATTACCGGCCTGTAATAGGCCGTCACTCTGCTTCTTCCAATTCCCGTCAGCCTGTGATATTTTGACGAGTGAGCATGCTTATTTTATTCTTTTGATTGAATTTATAATTGTTTCTTTTACTCTTTCCAATTTTTTTCTATTTCTACGTTTCTTTAAATCACATATATCACTACTGATATTTGCTAGTTTTGAATTTGATAATGCTTTGTTATTGTTAAGGTCCTGTGCAATTTCCCACAAGTAATTTAAATTTTCGGACCTCCGAATTTTTTCAATCATTTCTGGTGATTTTAAATATGAAATACATAAAGAATATGTTTCTTTTGATATCATTGCTACTCCTCCCCATTTAATCTTTCATATAATATTTCGTTTCGAATGCATCCGCTGTTAGTATTAAACCTTTACCCCAGTCGAGTTCTTTACTCATAATTGCAGTAATTTCGGATAGGGCCTGTCCACTTTTTTCGATTGGAACTTCTACTACCACTTCATCATGAACGTGGAAGCTCGCCATATAGCCTGCATCATTTAATGCTAGAAGCGCTGCTGCTAGACAGTCTCTAGCTACTGCTTGTGTGATGTTTTCGACTAGCTTCCCTCCATAAGTCTTCACTTTCCCCCAGCTACCTTTTGCTTGGTCTTTCCCGTCATATATAATCTCTTCTTTATAGGNGCCCTGCTGTATCTTGGCGTTCTTGTAGGCTAGCCTTCTGCCGCTTGGTAGCTTAATAAATAAGGTATCTTTTATCATTTGGAACTCTATGCCACGTGGACCGTAGATTATTGTTCCCGGATGCATGATTGCGGTTTTTGCATTCTCTTCTGTATCATACCAGAACTTTACGATATTCCTATTTGCATTTCGCCATTGGTACACTAAGTTTATCATCTCGTTTTCTGATAGTCCCATATCTGACGCACCCATTGCTTGTAATGCTCCGACGGACCCTTGATACCCTAGTGCTAGTTCTGCTACTTTCCCTTTCGCCCGTTCTGGGCTGTCTTTTGTGATTTGTTCGATTGGTATTTTAAACATCTGAGCTGCTGATGCTTCATAGATTTTTCCGTGTCCTGCGAACACATCTAATCGCCACTTTTCATTTGCTAGCCACGCTAGCACTCTTGCCTCAATTGCTGAGTAATCTGCTACTATGAATGTGTGGCCTTCTGGCGCAATGATAGCTGTTCTTATAAGCTCACTAAATACTTGCATTAGATTTCCATATAGCATTTCTAATAATTCGAAGTCGTTTGCAATTACAAGTTCTCTTACCATGTCTATGTTTTTCATTTGATTTCTTGGTAGGTTCTGTGGCTGGATGATTCTTCCCGCCCAGCGTCCGGTGCGTTCCGCTCCATAAAATTGCAGGATGCCTCGCACCCTGCCATCTTCGTTAATCGATCTTGCGATAGCGTCATACTTTGATACGCTTGTTTTACCTAGTTGTTGTCTTAACTCTAGAAACTCTTGAACGTCTTCATCATCTATTTCTTTGATTAAATCTTCCACTACATCTTTTGTTAGGCTTTCAGTCTCTATTCCCTGTTCTGACAACCATTCTTTTGCTTGATTTATTGACTTAGGGTTGTCAAGTCCTGTTAACTCTCTTGCGCGTTCTAATAGTTCTTCTTGATGAGTGGAGTTATAATTTAGAATGTTGTTGACTAGTTCTGTTTGGATCAGCACACCCTTTTCGTTGATGCGCTGGTCCAAGCACCACAGCTTGTGTTCTTGTTCTGGTGATTTTGGATATTTGTTGAGTATTTTTTCTATTTCGCGTTCTGCTTCGACGTCTTGCTTACAGTAACGTTTGAATATTTCCCAATGTTCCGGCTCGTGACGTGGTAGGTTTCTTGTTCTTCCACCGTTTCTTTTCGTAGGCTTGCACGGCATTGAGAAATATCTTATAAGTTGTCTACCTATTTTCATTTTGGCTTTATCTTCATCTAGACCCAATACTCGCCCTATTTCATCTAGATTTCTTGGAAGTCCTAAAGTTGAGGCTCTTACTGCGGTGCAGGCCCATTGTTCAGGTGGCATAGGCACTCCGAGCGCCCTTTGCAGACAGGTACGCTCGAAGTTTGCATTATGTGCCTTTTTTATAATTTCTGGATTGACTAATGCCTTCCTTAGCCACTCCGGTATTTCTTCGCCTTGCTTTAAATCGATGATTTCTACTGGCTCATCATCGAATGCGTAGGCTATCATTAATATTTCAAAGCTTGGATGTTCTACGTATTTGTAGACTCCTACTTTTGTTAGATCTAGTTCTGAGTATGTTTCAATGTCTAGATGAAGTACTGTTTTATGCAAGGAAGTCATCTTCTTTATCGACATCTAGATCATCGCCGAAGTCTACATCTACTGCTGCTCTTCCGCCCAGTGGTTCGCCGTCTGCTAGTTTCTGTACATGATTTAGTCCTGCTGCAATTCCTTTNTTTCCGCTTGCGTTGAATGGGTAGAATGTGACTGACGCTCTTCCGTAGCAACCTGAGTAGAACTCTTCCTCGTTTGTGATAGGTTCTAAGTTTCTATCTACTACTCCCGGNTTAGTAATAGCTGAGGCGTTTATAAAATAGCTATTTGCATATGCTGGATCATCTGGTCTTTCTACATCACCATCTCTTAATGGAGTTTTTAGGTTTGCTGGAATTTTCCCGTTAAATTTAGTTGATTTGCCTGCTTCTTTTGCGTTTTCTATTGCTTCTTCGATTAGCTTTAAAGTTTCTTTATCACTTTTTGGAATGATTAAGCTTACACTATATTTCTTGACGTCTGAATCTCCCACTGCTGTTGGTGTGAATACATGCGCGTATGAGAANCGCACCTTATTTGTAATTACTTTTGTACCATTAATTAATTTTGCCATTTCGATTCCTCCTTATATTTAATATTTATTTAAAGTCTGCAGCTGCTGCTGCATCTGGCGTATAAGCTGGTCTTTTGTCGGTTTCTGGTACTAATACAGGCTTACCTAGTGGTTTTTCTACTAGATCGCCTAGTAATGATTCGAATTTCTTTTTACCTACTAGAGCNTCGNTTTGNGTTAAAGTTTTCATTTTTCTTTCGAATAGTAGGTCAGCATCGTAGCCTNCTGTTGTTAGTCTGTCAATTACTGCGTCAGCGTCTTTGAAGGTTCTTACTGATCGTCCTGCTACTAC